GTTGACAGCGGCGCCAGCGACACCACCAAGTCCCGCTGATATGATGTCGAACAGATTACCTCTTTTGCTTTGCGCCTTCACCTGTGTCTCGAACGATGCAGGTTTGTCTCCGTAAACGGTAATGAGCAAGAAGTTTGGCATGATCTCTGTTCCAACTTCTTCTGGATATTGCATATCCGACAGAGTTCCAGACGGGACCTGCACTTGCTCCAGTTTTGAGAAGATACTCGTATTCAAACCATCGTTTAGAATACGACCTTTATTGTTGCTATTGGGCATTTAGTCTCCTGTCCATACATATTGTATGTATGGCATACAAAGGAAAGTACCAACCACTCAATCCTTCAAAGTACCGTGGAAATGTTGGCAACATTATCTACAGAAGTCTTCTTGAACGCAGATTCATGGTTCATTGCGACAAAAATGCATCAATCATATGGTGGGCGTCAGAAGAACTACCCATCCCCTATGTATCGCCAATAGATGGAAAATGGCATAGATACTTTGTTGATTTCTTGGTAGGTATCCGCGAAAGCGATGGTACTGAAAAGGTATTGATGATAGAAATTAAACCATATAGACAATGCTCCGCTCCAGTTGTGAAAGTCTTTGAAGGCAAGACCGATAGACGGAAGAAAGAGTATAGAACTTATATCCGTAGCGTGCGAGACTGGGCGATAAATTCTGCAAAATGGAAAGCGGCGGAGGAATATTGTAAAAAGCAAGGATGGTCATTCAAGATCGTCACAGACAAAGATTTGAAAGCATAATGCCAAAGCAAACACTATTTCAAAAACTATACGACCAGTATAAAACTGCAAACAAGGGAGATAGCAGCGTCGAAACTGCCCTAAAGTGGTGCTACAAAGAAGTGAAAACAGTATATGGAACTCAATATATGCCATTCAGGGTCGCAGGAGAAGGTCAAACCATGATTGCACCAGAGGACATGGGATGGGGTAGAATGTACCTTTACGAGTATAGAGCAAAGAACGCAGAAGAATACTTCGATAGGTTCCCGTTGGTTCTCCCTTTCACCGTAAAATCGGATCACATCGTTGGTTTTAATCTACATTACCTTCCAGAGAGATACAGACTGTTAGCGATGAACAAAATACTACACAGAGCAAATCCTATCTTTCCTCCAAAGAAAAAAGATTGGAGTAAATTGGACTATGATGCAGCAGTTGGAACATCGGTAGATTTCATGCGAGTCGCAGTAAGGCAATATTCTCTGCGAAGAATAAGAACAGCGTGCATCGACATAGACCCTAAAGATTGGATCACCGCTGCGTTCCTACCAACCGCTCAATTCCGTGGAAGTATAAACACCGTAGGAAAAATGGCAAAAGAAATGTTAGAGAAGATAAAAGAACTGAAGGAGAATCCATAATGAACCTATCAGACTTTGTTGCAGGAATTACAAGATATCAACCACTAGATGCTAGTAGGTGGTCTGTCTATTTCGGTAGACCAGATGCAGACAACTATAGACTCAATCTCATGGTACGGAATGTTGAATTACCAGGCAAAACTTTGGGAGGAAATGACTTTGTTGCGTATGGTCCTGGAAGACATATTGCTGCCAGACAACTTTACGAAGACGAACTATCCATGTCTTTTCTTGTAGGAAAAGACGGATATGAAAGTGACTATTTTGCTGCATGGCAAGATCAGGTAGTTGATCCCAAAACAAACAATCCAAACTACTATGTGAATTATGTAGCCGATTTAGGCATACAGCAGTTCGATAAAGCGGGTAAACTTCGATATGCATGGAAGTTCTATGAAGTCTATCCATATACGATTGATGCTACAACACTAACAAATGATCCTGCGGCAGATGAGGGACTGTTTCTGACAACCAAAGTTACATTCAAATACAAGAGTTTCAACTGGTCTGGAGTAGACCCAAATCTATTCGCAGACAGAATACAAATCACAAACGACTTCGCGCGCGGCGATCTTGCCTAAACCGTTATACATAGAAAGACGCACAAAAATGCGTGATTGACCAATCATTTAAAGGAGAACAGAGTGGGTTTACCGATCATTAATGCACCACTTTATGAAACAACACTTATCTCTACAGGAAAGGCGATTCAGTATCGACCATTCTTGGTAAAGGAAGAAAAGATTTTGCTGATGGCAATGGAGAGCAAGAAAGAAAAAGAAACAATAACTGCTCTGCGAACCATCATTGCAAACTGCGTACAGACGCCAGGATTCGATGTCGATGCACTACCACTATTTGATATCGAATGGCTATTCCTGCAACTGCGGTCAAAGTCTGTTGGAAACATCGTTGAACCGATTATGCGAGTCGATTGTGGAGCAGAAATCAAAGTAAAGATTGACTTGGACACAATCGAACCAAAGGTCAATGAAGACCACAGCACAACCATCATTGTGTTTGAGGATAAGAAGCGCAAGGTCGGTGTGACCATGAAATATCCTAAACTTGACATGGCTGTGAGACTTGCTGCAAAGGGTAAGGGATCACTAGATAAAGACCCGATGCAGGCATTTGAAGTGGTGAAAGAATCCATCGAATACATCTTCGAGAATGACCAGATGCACGCTGCCAAGGATGTTGGTTCCAAGGCGGTTGATGAGTTCCTAGAGAATCTTACGCAAGAGCAGTTTGTAAAGATTACTAACTTCTTTGAAACAATGCCAAAACTAGAGCATGAGGTAGAAGCATTCAATCCCTGCACAAAGCAAACCGAGAAGTTTGTGCTAAAGGGTCTACAAGATTTTTTCCGCTCCTCCTCTGCCACGACAGCATCTATGCAATGATTAATACCAACTTCCAACTCATGCAGCATCACAAGTATTCGCTGACGGAGTTGGAAAATATAATGCCTTGGGAGAGGACAATCTATATCCATCTTGTGAGTGAGTGGGTGAATCAAGAGAATGAACGCATAAAGAAAGAAAATGAACAAATGAAGTCACAGGCTGCCAAGTCCAAGGCAGCATCAAGAAGACCCTCACGAAGAAGGTAGTAGATGCCCCCACCTCCACCACCAATGAGTCCCAAACTCGCATCAGCAATTGCCGCAACAGAGGCGTTGGGTGCTAGAATACAAGAACTCGACGGAGCAGTTAAAGAGGCTGGAAGTTCGATCAAGACCTTCAGAATTGGTCTTGACCGCGCTGAACCTCTACGCTTAATCGCAGAACAGATCACAGGCGTCGCTCGTAGAGCGGCAATTGCAGAGGCACAAAAAGTTTTCCGTGCAGAGGGTAAAGGAAAACTCGATCCAGAAACCAAAAGCAGAATCACCGACATCTTTGAAACGGTTGGTACTGCATTGGAAGATGGAACCGACAATGCATTTTCCAGAGCAAACATAGCATTGGATGTGCAGCAGTCTTACATTATGAAAATGACAGACAAGACTCAAAGAAGAATTCTGCTCAAACAGGTACAATCCGCAAAGCAACTGCTGAAGTTTCAGCAGAAAAATAGCATCTCATTCTTTGGTGAGATGGTAAATGATTTCAAAGAAGGCCCACTTCAAGATTTCATAAACGCTCTGGAACAAAACTCTCTCGGTAGACTTGCCATTCGATTTGCGACTGACAGAATAAAGGCAATGCGTGTAGAGCGCGACGAGAGAGTAAAGCAGGCAGCACAAGCACAACGCGATGCTGAAGCATTGGCCAAGAAGAAACAAGCAGAAGCAGAAATAACCACGAAGATAGAGAGACAGTCTGCTGTAGAAACTACAAAGATTGCAAGAGACAATCTCCAAATCCAATCAGTTGATCTCAAAACTAGATTTGAGGAGAAAGAAAAAGAACTAGCAGATGCAGTTGCAGCAAATGATACTGCACGGGCAGAGGCTCTACAAAGAGAAATGTCTTATATTAGAGAGTCGGAAATTGAAATTGAGGACTACAGGAATAAACAAATAGCGATAGAAGAAAGCAGACAAACTGCTTTGGATGAAGTTGCTGAAGCGGAGACATTGCTAGAAGAAGCGGAAAGACAAGGAAACGCGGCAGAAATTCAGCAAGCACAGCAAAGAGTTCTCAATGCCCAACAGTCTCTAGAAAATATAACCACACAGCAAGAAGTTCTCAATAAAGAATCTATCAGGGCTATTTCGATAGCAGAAGACCAAGAAACCATGCGGCTTGCTTCGGAAGAAGT